TCGATGCCAGGCCGCTTTCTGCCATATCAAGAAAGTATTCCCGCGCCAGTTCAGGATCGATCGGCAGATAGCCAACGTCACGCTCGTTACACCAGAAGGCCCAGCGACGGATGACAGATAAAAGGTCACGGAAAGTATTCTCGGAATAAGCGGCCTTATCTGCGATGAATCTCCGCAGATTATTAGCAATATCTTCCGGAGTTAAATGCGTTAATTCTGCCGGGAGAGCGCCGGTCTTTATTTGAGCCAGATGTTTCATTTATATATTTCATCCCAAATCAGAGAGACAACGCTACGCGAAATCTACAAAAACAGCAGGGGTGTGATACGCCAGATTTCACGTAGCGACGCCTGGTGCAAAACCGCTCATAAAGCACGCAGTTTGCCAGCGGCTTCGCTAATCTGATCATTTGATCATCAACCACTGATCAAGCATACATGAAACAGGGGAAAGTTTATATAAGGCTTATTATTTAAAGTTTCATTTTTTGGAACTAATCGGGTGAATGCTGGCTTAAGGAGTAACTAAATCGAAAAATTTGCAAATTCGTTACGCTATTGTTCGTGATCGCAAGCATGCCTTCATATATGATCATTTGGCATTCAATTTGATTGCAAGTAGTTACTATTATCAGTTGAGGCTATTGCCTTGGGCGCGCTGCGCCTGGTCGTAGTCACATAACCCTGAACACACAGTTTCATTGATAAGCGTGTACAGCGGAAATATCTGACAGATGCACAATGCAGACTATTCTTATTATTGCAATTCTAAGGAGAGTTAATTTTACATGGCTACTGATTCTGTCTATATTCGCCTGCATTAAGTCCAGAGAGACTTGTACCGCTCATTAATATTTTTGGAATACATTATGCCTAACTTCAGCGATGTAGAATTTGAGAAGCGTTATAAACATTTTCTACAGGTACAATCCGAGTGGCTAACTCTCATTACGGACCACCAGATTTTCATTGATAAAAACGCCCTGGGTGAAGAATGCCGTCCAATCGGGTTTATCACTGACAAGAAAGCCTTCCAGCGCGCCGAGCACCTGCTGGCCGACTGGCAGAGCTTTGCTGACCTGGCAGAAGAGAAACGTAAAGCGCGTTCTATCGCTATCACCACGAACCTCTATCTGCCAGTTCCGACCCTGATAGTTAATCCTAAGCACGTCACCATTAACCGCTTCCGCGCCACTGCGACCGCGAACCACACACGCGAAGATATCCTCAGACGTTATGAGAAGCAGATCGGCAAGCTGCGCAAGGTTCCGTTTGCTGCCGGTGCCATCATGTCGCTGGAGGATGAGAAAAAGGTATTTGAAGAGGCCGCGCCTGGCGCAATGTACCGCGCACGCACCAGCAACTACTCTGACATTCAGGTAACGGCGCGTTACACCGACGACAAGAAAGACGAAGGTGAATCGTTCCGGTATGGCGCGCACGGCATGCTTATCTACGGCGACAACCTGAATAAAGAGCGCGACATTAAGCTGAACGTTAACAGCAACGGCGGTTACACGTCCTCTTATGATGCGATCTCACCTATAACATGCTCAGTGCTGCCGAATGCCAAGCTGTACACGATGGAAGACGTGGAATACAGCAAAACTCTGGCTGCGCAGCGGTCCTCAGTTGCCTACACGGTAAACACACGCCGCGCTCAATTTGAAAACCGGGCAAAGGCTAAGATTGCGAAGGCAAAAGACGCACAGGAAGCGCGTCTGTTTAAGGCTGAAATCGACGAAAACCGCGACCTGCTGGAGAAGCTGGAGGCCTATGACTGGGCGCTGCTGGATAAGAAGGTAGCAGCTGGTGATACAGAACAGCTGACTATGCCGGAAATCCGTAAGCGTTACGGCGGTGAAGAGCCTCGCGCCGGTAAAAACATGCGCAATATGTACACTTTGCTGCGTGAGTTAGAAAGCAATCAGAAAAAGCAGGGCCAAGAATAATCAGTATCCTGCCACCAGCAGTGAAAACAGAAGGGCGCATAAGCGCCCTTTTTTATTGCCTTGCTAACCCTAATCAATCGGTTAATACTCATTCAGAATAATCTTACAGAGGATGTAAAATGAGCACTTATCGTGACGGGGATGGTAGCTACAGAAGCTATACGGACCCCTATACTCCCTTCAGCAATGAACATGAAGCTGCTAGGCATGAGCAGGCGCGTTTAACGCCGAGTCCTTATCTTGGTCCTCATATCCCTGAACCATTAGAAAACACTTACGATTCTTCAATTTCTGAAGGCATTACGCATACTTCTAACCCTAATTATGTAGCGGTTAAAGGTGACACGAAAATTGATATCTGGGTTAAGCCTTTCATTGTGCTCTGGGCTTACTGGTTCCTAGCCTTTCCGGCCATTAACGCAGCGTGGCTTTTACGAACGGCGGGCTTTCCCTTTAGCTGGTTTGGCACTGTTTTGTATTACCCCTGGACGTTCCTGGTTAAAGCTATCGGCGCGCCATACTATCTTGCATACATGTTTAACGGCGCAGGCCAAGCTATTGCAATGGCTGTCATAGCGGTGATCTGGTTCTTTGCGTTGAGTTATGCCTGTAACAGACTTTGGGAAACGAAGCCCCAGCTGTTAAATAAGGTTTTGAAGGTGCTGGTGATTGCCACGGTTACCCCAGTTGCCCTGACAATCCTTGCCTACATGACGGGTTCGTTGAGTGGAGATATTGTTCAAAACTTTTGGTTTGGCCATGACCCATATACCTATGTGGTAAGGCATTTCTTTAACTTCCCCAATCCCGGATACGGTTTGCCTGCCGAATGATCGTGAAGCGAGGCCATTAGCCTCGCTTTTACTCCCTATAGTGGTTGTCAGCTGGTGGTCAGGTCAGCAACGCATCCAGCTCTGACAGCTCATCCAGCTTGCTCTGTGTGAAGTCAGCCATATCTTCGCTCAGTTCGGCCTCTGCCGGACGGTAGCCAATCAGGAAGATGAAGCAGTAAGTATCCCAGCGGTCAGGCGACTTGATGTTAAGTTTCTGGCGCATCTGCGGCTTAGGAACCATCATGATCCGCCCCATCTCATCCATAAAGTACGGAATCTTAGCGGCCTGCTCTGCCGTATGCTGTGAGATATCTATGCGCATCCTGCCCGACCGGATCGCGTCAGCGGCCATGATGTTCGACCAGGCTCGCTGGTTCTTGAATCGCTCTCTCACCTTCTTACTGAATGGCGGCTGGCCCCAGCGGATGCTGATAGCGTTAACGCCCCTGCGCTCCAGCTGCTTAAGCGTACCCGATCCCACGCCGTCACCATCCACCGCAATCGTAATGCCCGGATAGCGCTCTTGAGTGCATTCATTGGCGATGTAGTCACCGAATGAGATCGGGTCCATTGTGCCTGGCATTTCCACCAGCTTAAACGACACGACGCGGCGCGCATCACCATACCCGGATACCTTACAGATGTTGAGTATCGACTTATCACGCCCGTTACCGACGTCAGCGGTAGCAACCCAGCCCCAGCCCTTCTCAAGAAACACTTTCCGGCGTGCTGCGCGATCGCACTCGTCACGCCCCAGCAGATAGCCGCTGACGTTGCGCGGGAAGCGTCCCAGCACCTTCACCATGTATTCCAGTGAATCGCGCCCTCCGTACTCCACCAGCTTCTCCCGGATGAATTTCAGGGTAACGTGTGGCGCTTCTTCGGAGTTGAGCACAATGGCATTCCAGAAGCCGTTAGGGTTATCCGGGTGTCTGGCTAACGAATGGTGCGAGTCGTAGAAGTAACCACTGGGGCGAGTGGGCTGTGACATCATCAGCATGCGGTTATCGTCTTCTGTCAGCGCACCACGCATGATGGCGATCGCTTTGTCAGAGATACCCGACGCCTCATCAAGGATCAGCAGTATGTGTGCGGCGTGCTCACCCGCCAGCGCTTCCTCATTACCCAGACGATAGCCCTTACAGAGCACCTCCCAGATGCCCTTACGCGACTTCTCATAAAACATGGTATCGGTCAGGGTGAAGTAGTTCTGAAGCCACGGGTGACGTCTGGCGGCGTTCGCCCAGTAGGTTTTCACATACTTGAATACGCCGGTCTTAACCTGCCCGATTTTGTTGGCCACGATGATTACGCGGGCATCCGGATACATGATCATGTAGATAAGCAGCATCATGGCCGTCAGTGATGATTTACCGGTACCGTGTCCGGACGTTACGGTAGTCTGGCTCCCGGTCTCCTGGACGGAGTTCATGATCTCTTCCTGTTGCCAGGTGGGGATCATGCCAAACAGCTCAACGACGGCCAGCGCCCAGTTATAGCGGTACCGGATAACCATATCGCGCCAGCGCGGGTCCGTGGTGACGCTCTTAATTCGCTTCTGGCCACCCATCAGGCTTCATCCTCGCCCGGAATGACGTCTATCTCAGGCGGTATATCGTCGTCATCGCCATACAGCTCCGCCGTGGCCATATAGTCAAAGTTGCCATTCAGATTACCCTCGCCCGCCGTTTCGCCGGCGCGGTTCTCTCCGTCCGCCTGAACGTCACCAAATCCACCACCATCCACCAGCGCCGCGACTGCTGCACGCCGTTCCTCTACAAAGGCTGCGCTGGTGGCCTGCTGTTCGCGGAACTTCCTCGCATCCCGATCCAGCTGGTCTTCAGTAACCGCCCCGGTTTCATCAACTGGCGGCTCGGCGTTCTTGAGCTCGTTTTCAAGGCGTCGGGACAGAGACTCTGGCAGCTTGATACCGTGCCGCTCGATGTACTCTGCCGTCTGCAGTAAGTCCCAGTCCTTTTCCTCGCGCAGCTGGTAGGCACGGCTGATCACCTCACCGGCGTTATGCGTCAGCGCATGCTTCTCATTGTCGCGCCGGTTCTTATCAGTACCGCTGGCGATCGCCGCCACCCGCGTAGCGTGGTCATTAACCAGATAGCCGACTTCAATCATCAGCTTGGTCATTTTCAGGATAGGGTGAGGCCCGCCGCCGCCCTCGTCATCACCCTTTTTGCCACCGCTCTCCAGGTTGTCGGCTTCGAGCTCAAACAGCTCTACCGCCCGCGCCGTGGTGCGCTTCAGCAGGTCCATGTGGGCCAGCGAGTCAAACAGCACCGTCATGGCGCTGGCCTCCACGCCCTCGCCCAGCACCTCTAAAGCCGCTTCATAATCTTCCGGCCGCGGGTAGCCGCGCCGGTTGGCCACCAGCTTAGTTTCATGCCCTTCCTCAAAGGGTTTACCTTCCCCACGGGGCTTAGGGATGTGCTTCGGGCGCCCGGAATCCTGATCACCGGCATTTATGATCTTTTTGGCATGTGAAGCATTGGGCTTTTTCTTCGCGCCAGGCTGCGCTGCTGTGTCAGCGCGTGGTTCCAGTACACCCTCTAAAGCCTCGCTGTGCCTGACTTTTCGCCCTTTTCGGCGGATGATCAGGTCTTCTTTTCTGGTGTGATCATTTTGATGATCAGAAGCGTGATCACTCGAATGATCATGATTGTGATCACCAGCCTGATCACTCATTGCGGCCAGCGCCTTGCCGTTCAGCTCCCGGCGTGCGGTGTTAAACGGCAGACCGTAGTGCTCACAGTACTCTTTGACGGTTATCCCGCTCTGCGCCTTCTGCTCGATGAAGGCTTTTCTGTGGTCATCCCAGTTAACTTTGGACATGGTTTATCGTTCAAAAAAGGCCAATAAACCGGGATGGTATGGAGTCTGTAATTTGCAGTGATCACAATAATGATCAGGGACTACACAAACGAGCTGGAAAGTTACCGTTTAAGTGTCATTTTTTTAAAATTAGTGGTACTTTTGAATCTCAATCAAAGTACGAAATAAACCACTGGATAATTTAAATGACTAATAAGAAAGCTGTTTTAGTAGCTGTAGATGCGGGTTCAGGCAATGTAACGATTGCCTATGAGGAAAAAGGCCAATGGCTTTCCCTTATCACCCCGTCGCTGGTTCATGAAGGCCACCAGCAGTCCTATTCAAACAATGCGTCATCTACCTGGTTTACCGAAAACGGTAACGGCAATGAAGCAGCCTATACCGTCGTGAAAAAGGGCTTTACTGACCTGTACGACACCTGCGACCCGGACTACCAGATTTCCGCTCCACACCGCGTGCTGGTTCATGAATGCCTGAAACGTGCTGGCATCGTGGATTGTGACGTCATCCTGGGTGAAACCCTACCAATCGGACAATTCTACAGCGGCACCGGCGTTATCAATCAGGACCGCATCAACCGCAAAGTTGAAAGCCTGAAAAAGCCTGTGCGCAACTACAGCGGCGACGTTGCTCCGGCGCGCATCAAACACGTTGCGGTCTTCCCGGAAGCTGTACCGGCGATTCTGGCCGCGCAGTCCGAATTTCCTGACCTGGAGCAGGCTCAGACCATTCTGGTGATTGATATCGGCAGATTCACCTGTGATATCGCTATCGTGGATGAAGAGCTGGTGCCAATTAAAAAGGCCAGCTTTGAGCATGGCATTCAGAAGATGATTAACCGCGTTCTGGTGCTGCTGCAGGAGTTCGAAAAGAGTTCTGGCCGCTCATTCAACGCAGAAGAAATCCCGGTTGGTATCGTGGACGACATTATCCGTCAGGGTTACATCGGCTCCCGTATGGAAGCAGCCAAAGACAAGCGTATCGACGTAACCAGCGTTATCGATCAGGCAGCGGGTGAGCTGGCGTCTGAAATCTGGCGTGACGTACGCTCTCTGCTGCGCAACGTAATCGCCCTTGACGCTGTTCTGGTTGTCGGTGGCGGTGCTAACTATCTGGCAGGCCGTCAGGCAGGCCTGAGCGACCATACAGCTGACTGGCACGATATGGTCATCATCCCGGCACAGCCAGAGCTTTCCATTGCGCGTGGCGTATTCATGGCGCTTATGTCATCAGAAGAAGAGCTACGTGACACGATCAAAGAAACGGCGACCGTAAGCGACATTAAAAGCCGCGCCAGCGATAAAGGTTAACTATGAGTCAGGTCTTAAGATTAAGCGGGCTTGAGGACGACGGGTTACTTACCGGCGCTGCTCTGGCTGAATATAACCGGTTGCAGACCAACGCGGCCAAGCGTAGCTATCTGGTGCGCCTGGTGCGCAGTGGCTACGCGCTGGATGAAATGGGCTTAAGTCCCGTCATCGAGCTGTTGCAGACAACGGACGGCAAGAAATTCCTGAAAATGTCTGAGCGTGAGCGCCTGCAGCGTCTGCTTACCATGATCAGCGCCCTGTTGGGTGAAAGCGCTGGCGTGCCGGTTGCTGCTGCTCCGTCAGCGCCACCAGCCTTACAGTCAGCGCCACCAGCGGCGGAACAGGCTATGCCAGAGTCAGTAGTGCCACCAGCAGCAGAAGCCCTGCCTGCTGATCCGGTAGCTACTGCCAGTGAGCCTGAGCAGCCTGTCGCGGCTCCTGCCCGGAGTACATCGGAGTCTTCGGACGAAGATGATAAGCCACAGGCATGGGGCAGTCCGTCAATGGCCAAAGCAGGTAAAGCACGTAACCTGCTTCAGGCTAGCAAAAAGAACGCCGGATAGTCCTGATTATCCCAGCCCCGTTCACATGAGCGGGGCATTCTCTATTCTCCCCCTTCTGCACATATCCATCAGTTCCCTTGCCATTGCGCACACCGACATTTGCTCCATTTCCTTTTTCTGTAGAACCTGCTTAGTGGCGCTTTCCACACACAGCGAACCGTAATTGAGATCCTTTCTTCCGCGTACCTTGAAGATATAGCCGTTCATGGCCTCCAGCCGATACTGGCGGGGATACGCGTCGGGATGTACCCGGCATTGTGCGAACGGCGAACGAACAAAAGAGCGCAGGATATTGGAGATAATGCCGGTATTCACCACTAAGTGCGGGTATTCAGTTTCCACCAGCTTAGTGACTTCGGCTACTGTCATGTAGTCCCGTCTGCGTATTAACAGATCGGCTACCTCTATACTGCTCACCTTTTGGTCCATGTACTGCTCCGCTTGAATTGACTACAAGCAATTCTAAGGAATGTGTAATCCGAGCAAGTGCGAACGATGTAAATATCGCCATTATTAGCAGGTATGAATGGGTTTTCAGGATGATTCTGGCTAAGACAGGCGTATGGCTAAACTGGCTGATGGGCTTTATCGGGACGTGACGATCGCAGTACTGGCAGTGTACTCCAGTGCTCTTAACGGCCTTTGATAGGTCCACCATAAGTTAAAGTGCTGCGCGGTATTATCACGGAAAAACTGGATATGTTACTTAGAGTTTGAACAATGTGCAGTGTGTTGCCGATGCCGGACGAGGGTGTTCATCCGGCGCTCATGTATCAGGTAGTGGCTTACTGCTCTGAACCAGAAAGTTACTCTGTCACGTCCAGACTACTGACTTTCACTGTTCCCGTTACACCAGCTTCCAGTCGCTTGCGAGAATATCGGTAGAAGCAGGCGACCAGTCAGAGACAGTCAGCTGTTCTGCGTCAACGAGCAGAAGCTGAGGCATCTGCGTGACAGTAGCATCCGGATTGCAGTCAAAGTAACGTGCCGGTACGCCGTACATGTCTGTTCCCATCAGCGCGGCGCGCATCATGCCTCTGTTGAGTCGGAGATAAACTCCCTTCCCCCATGTTTCCCGTGCCACCTTACAGCCTTCAGATAGCCATAGTTGTGCCACGGCTAGCGGTGCATGCTCCTGCCTGAAATTCAGTTCGCCCTTCTCAATCATCACTTCATTTTGCAGGATCAGACCGTTCAACTTAATCAGCGCGACACAGGCGGCGTGGTTCAGGGTTTCGCCATAACCGGTCATTGTCAGGCCGTTTTTACTGATAACGGCGGCATATCCGGTGTTTTTGGTCTCGGACGTCTCTGTAATGGTGTATCCAAGACGGGCAATAACCGCCAGAAGTGCCATATAGTCGCCTGCGTAGTCAGCTTCTGCGTCTGCGAACATAGCGATCGTGGCATTTAATTGTTGAGCGGTCATCATTATCAGTAGCCTCGTTTCTGCTTGCGCTTCTGCGCTGTATGTCTACGTCTCTTCTCTGCGGCCCAGTGCTGCTGTGCTTCTGCAATGCTTGTGGCCAAACGACGTATTCCCTGTTCGATCTCTTCCTGAGTCGGTGGCCGGGTATCGCCCACCAGCAATGTTCTTACCTGCGGCACGGGAACGGTTGGCGGACGGCGGGCTACCCAGCTGAGACTTCCCATCAATGCGCCCATCAGTGCGATCTTTTTCATGCGTTTTCTCTTCCTGCAGGCGTGCAGAATCCCCGGCAGGTGCCGGTGATTAAAGTTCACCTGGTTAAGTCCGGCGTGGGATACGCACGGCGATAATTTGAAGCCTGCGCCGGCGCGTGGCCAGTTGGCTGTAATGACATTGTGCTGCCCGGATTCGAACCGGCTACCGTCCGTCTGTCCCCATCAGGCCTTACGGCTATTCAATGGAACGGCGGCTGCTCCCCTTAAGCGACAACACAACGGTAAATGCACGTTGCAGGCGCTCTTACCTGTTGTGCTGTATCAGCTTGCCACCAGCTGCGCGATAAGCCATTTATGACCGGCAAACAGTCCGGCATTAAGCAGGCAGTGAAACATTGCAAACTGCATAGCTCTGATGGTCTTTGTGTAGGTGCTGTCACTCATGCGCATTACGTCCGGATTAGCTGACTGTCTTACCCTGATGATGCCTGATTTTCTCGTATTAAGCGTTAGTGGTGGCCGGTGCCATACCCGGCAAGTAACCTCTCAAGTGACTGGTCAACCTGGTTACTGGCGGCTTTAACCCCTGTGTACGCGACTGAAGAAGCGGGGGCCAGTCTTGCGATCGCAGCAGCAACTGCGAATGCACCACAACGGATAGAGCACTGACCATTCCTAGTCCAATGGCGCTTTGCGCAAAGCATCAATGCTCTTTCCTGTTGGTGTGCCTTATTTGCGGCGCTGCTTCTTCCTGCTGCCTCTTGCCGCTTTAATGAACGTCTCGATGGCATAGATGGCCACCAGCGCGTAAATCACGGTGAGAAACGGGTGCTCTGCAGCAAATTCTGATAACGACATAATGCGTCCTTCGTAGAGGAATGCTGTCTATTCCAGCTGTCAGAACTAACCGCCCAGGCGCTCAACCTGCGATGACAATATCCTGCTGGCTGGATGACATTACGTGTTGACCGGATAACCAAACAGACGAGAAGGTAATTAAACGCCCAAGCTCCGCACCCACATGTCCCATAATGCCCCACTTTCGGCCACCAGCAGGGATCGCTGGCATATTGTTACTGGCCGTTTATTTCTTTGCTGCCTTAAAGGCGAACTTTAAAAAAGGCATGGCGACATAAATAGCCAGGCCGATTAAAGCTAAATCAGCACCCACTGATAAGATCCTACTGGTGAAGTCCACCAGTATGGCCAGCAGAAGCAGCAGCGCGGCAAAGAAAAGGCGGAATTTCATTACACGTAATCGTCGTAACGCAGGCCCAGCACACGGCCAACTTCTTCGATAACTTTCTTTTCTTCCGGCGCGATATCACCATCAGCTTCAGCCAGAGTGATCATGTTCACGAACACTTCAACCGCCTCTTTCTGGTCGTTTTTAATATCCTGAATTTCTTCTAAGATTTTGTTCTTGCCTACGCGGAAACCGGCTTCAAGCTGCTCTTTAAAGCGGGTAATGCTCTGCGTAATTTCAGGACCAAAATGCGACAGGTTGGCATTCGAACGAAGCAGCTTATCCAGCTTGTCCAGCTCCGACTGATCGATAGACCCATCAGCTGCAGCCACAAGCAGGCAACCGCCAACGATCGCTTCCATCAGGTCGCGGTTTTCAATCTTCTTCAGTTCCTGACGTGCTGCTGCTGCTTTCTTGCCAAAAATTTTGCCAAACATAGCGTTCCCCGGTGAGGTTTAGAAAGGGTTGTAGTGATCGTTTTCCGTTAGCGCGATTGTTCAATGAGGCGGGACTTAAACCCGCTTTGCTTTCGCAGCCCATCGCTGACCACCCGTGTTAATTCACAGGCAGGGCTTTCGCCCCGTGGATTCCGGATCCACAACTCCTACGGTGTGTTAAAGCGATCACCACAACGGTCGAGAACACTGAGCAACCACGCGCCGGGTGTTCATTTAAGTCACCCTTCAGTGTTCTCGCCGTTATGGGCTGGTCTTTCCCAGCTGTCACGAACTGTTAAGGTCTGCCGCTGACCTGTCCTGCCACCAGCCAAATTAGCCGGTAGACAGGGCATCGCCTGGTGTTGACGTGTAGTGCATGGGGGGCTGGTGCCTCCAGCTGTCCGATACGGAATCTACGGACGGGTCACGTAAAGGAATTTGCAAAACGTCAGGTAACTTTTCCGTCCCGCGTGCGCATAGCCGCATTCCCCCATTTGTGAGCGCGCTGACAGAGGTAATCTTTCGCCAAACGCCAGTAAAACGACAGAAGCACCAGTGCGCTCACAAATGGTGATCCCTTACGAGGATCAGGCGGGAACGTGTTTAAGCCTCATGGGGCGTTCTATGCGCGGGATTAGTCCATCAACCGCGTTCACTGCCATGACAGGAGGGGCTACTTGCCGTTCACCCTACTCATAACACACCCGGAAAAAGCTAATAACCGGGGGCGGCCCGTTACGAACTGGTGCATGGGGCCGGATTTGAACCGGCGGCGGACTTAACGACTTCTGCGTTCGGCCTCTTCGCTACCCATGCTGAATACTTGCCGGTGCATACCCGGCGCGGACACTTAGGTATCTGGTCAACCTGTCCGCTTGCGTCACAAATAGGTGTGGAGGCACCTGCCAGATTTGCATTGCGTTTGCCTCGCTGCCGAAGCGTTTCCCCGTTTTCAGCCGTCAGCACACCTTGATGCGCTCACGGCTGAACCTGAAAAAAAGCCCGGAAACTACCGGGCATGAAAGTTACTACACACAGCAAAATCTACTCTGGAATAGACTTTGATTTGTGAAAAAAGAGCGGACTAAACAGACAGTTATGATTAATCCGCCAAATGCCTATTATGAATTTTGCACGGAGCAGTAAAGCCCTTGTCAGCGGGGAGAAATGTACACAAAGCGGAGTTATGAAGCAATGAAAATCTAAGAAATCTCTTAGATTTTCAAAGCACGATAAAAGAGGTGACGGAGGATTAGCGGCGCTTTACTTTCGGGTTCTTGATGTTCTCAATGTCGCCGTTCACCTTCGCCCACTTGATGCACCAGCTATTTACGGCAGCGCGGATCTCCATCACTGATGCCTCGCTCAGCCCCTTCACCTTCGCCAGTTCTGTAGGCAGTTCACCGCCAGCATCGGCAACCGTCTCATATCCGGCCTTAATGAGAGCGTTAAGGACGCGTGTCGGTATGGCCAGCTCGGAGACTGGCGCGGATTTACCATCCAGAATGCGCTGGTGGAGACGCGGGTAATCAAGCTCTATACGCTTCATGATGCGTGCGTGCAGCTCGTCGTTAACAGCGGTATCCCACATCGGCTCAAGGTCCGGCAGCAGGCGGAATACCGGATTGCCCCATATTCCAGGCACAACGTCCATTGCCAGCATCATCGCGGTGCGGATCTGGAAATGGAAATCAGCCGTTTCAATAGAGACGTCGCGGATACCGTGGAAGACGCTCAGACCAAAGTGGAAGTTGTAGATGTAGCAGCCCACGTCACCGGAGCCGTCCGGCAGCTGAAGCAGGAACTGCTGCACGTCTTCCCGGCCATCGTGGAAATCGACGCGCTCTTTCAGATTGTTATAAAGCGCAGTTGTCTTAAGCAGGTCATTAGCCGTTTCAGCGCGCAGGCGGCGCTCATCGCCGACAACCTTATCCGCGATGTTCAGTTTGCTCTGTAAGTCCTGACGCTTAACGCTCTCCTTTTTGCGGTCAGCGCGCATCTGCGAAATGGTTTTATCCCGCTCGTTCAGATCAGTTGCCAGGCGTTCAGGGTGTTTACGGCGGTATTGCGTGTGCTCCAGATTCAGCGTGGCCAGCGCCAGCTGCGCGGTCGTCAGGGCTGACTCCATCCCTTGTAGCTTCGTTTCCGCTTTGATTGCGCGGTTTTCTGCTTCCAGTACGCTTTCTTTTGCCGCGTCTCTGGCTTCTTCAATGGCGTTCTGTGCATCGAGACGGATTTTCGTTACTTCGTTGTGCAATGCGGACTGCGCGCCCAGCTGCTGCTGCGCCTGCTCCAGCGCCTCTAACATCAGATTGTAGGTATCAGCTTCATGGTTGAGGCGCATGCCGATATCGATCTGGATCTGCTCCAGTGCGTTTGTGCAGTTATCAAGGAGGCGTAGCTCCAGGTCATCGAGCGTCAGGCGTTTTCTGACGGAATTAAGCTGGCCGTAAGCGGTGACAAAGGCCTGATGAAGAACATCGTCATCAACGTTACATTCAGGGAGATTTTGCAGCTGCTGGAGTGGAGCGAGAGTAGTCATAATGTGTTATCAGATCCGCGTGTTATTTGCGGCGGATGATAACTCGAAATTGACCACTGTCTAAGGGTTTTCTTAGATTTCGTTTAATGATTTAGGAGGGATAGCTGGTGGCATTGTTCCGGACTCTGCCACCAGCAGTGGATTACAGCAGTTTCAGCGCCGTTATGAATAAGGCAGCAGCAGTAACGATCATCAATACATTCAGCAATACAGAGGGTACTTTTATATCGCCTGACTCATACTCAGCCTGCGTCATCCGCCCCAGGTAGCTATGCGAGACCAGCACTGCGTTTTCGTCAAAGCTCAGCGTAGCCCGAACTGTCTCCAGCGCCTGACGGGATATCTGACGTGTGGCCAGCTGGACTATTCCGGATCGCATCTTGCCGTTGTCACCCATGTAGCAGACCGTATGATAGTGAAATGGCTTGTTCTGGCCCATTAGGCGACTTCCACCCAGTCAGTTACGCGCATATCGTTAATGCTCAGGTCGTGCATTTCCACGCCGCCGTCCGGTCGGGTCAGAATCAGCACGTCACAGCCTTCATGCTCCTGCTCAAGCGACACAAAATAACCCGCCCCCCACGCTTCCCGACGCATCAGCAATTCCGGATCTTCTTTCATTCTCAGTAAGGCCTGGTCGTAGCTGCACGTAATGGCACCGATTCCAATTTTGCTCAAACCTTCGATCTGTGCCGTTGTCATGCGTCCGCGTCCTTCTGTTAATGATTTTCTCAAGATGTAGCTAATCCCCTTCACGCCGCCGAAATAGTTCAGCTGGCGGTTGCTCATGCCGCTGCGCGTCATAAGCTCCTGCTTCGGTACTTTGAAAATGCCGACGTCCATAGCAATGTCGGCAAAAACCGAAAGCCCCCGTCCCAAGCTGTCTCGCGTCTTATTACGGCGCGCATACTGCTCAAACGTAGGGCATCCGGTAAAAAATTGCGCATCAAAAAGCACTTATTCGCTCCAGAATCCGTCGTTCTCATGTGCTGGCATTACTTCACCTGGTTTGAGAACCGCATACTGTTCCATCACGCTGATCGTTTCTTCAGGTGAAAATGATAAAAGAACGTAATACCCCTGCTCCTTAAGGCGACGCATCCACGTCACCTGATGCTCTGAAGGCATACGCTTACCGTGTTTCTGCTCTACACGCATTCCGTGATAGACGCCTGCCGGTATTTCCAGGGACATATCCGGAACGCCCCGCTTTGCGCCTTCAGCCTCAATTGCTGCGGCGGTCGCCTTTAAGCGAAATCCTCCGTTAGGTACGGCAAACAGATGGTCATAAATAACCCTGTTGTGACGGTGAAAATGGTCAAAGATTCGAACCTGATCGTAATGCTCTTGCCTGCCTTTGCGCAGATCGGGATTTTTGACGAGAGCGGCCAGCGCTTTTGCGTGAACCGATATTTCAATAACTACCGCCAACCATGCAGACGCTTTGCCGGATTTTACCGACGCTCCGCCAGCAGATTTTTCTGCTGTTCTGGTGCGGTTTTTTTGATTTTTTTTATAAGAGTGCAACCACTCTTCACTGAAGCGCATATCCGGATTTGCCAACCGATGATTAATTAGTCTAAAAGATGGATCTGCGTTGGGGGGTATTTTTAACGCTGAGACGGGAAAAAACAAGCCTGTAATCTACATCTTTGAAAGATAGTCATTACAGGCAGTTACCTTTTTACTGGTGAGCCATCCACATGAACGCCAGGGTATAGATAAGACCGATTGTGCTAAGGCAAAGTGTGACGAATCTGCCGATCACATTAGAAAAAGGCGTGACTTTTGCCGTAATAGCCTTGTTTGAGGTGGCATTAACAAAATCACGCTGCGCAAAATTTTTCATGTTATATTCTCTCTGTTGTGCGCAGGGGTGTACGTCGCCAAACTGAACCCCTGCAAAAGTGAAAGCCCGGCCATATGGTCGGGCTTTTTCTTGGTCGCCGCCTTAGCTGCTTAATGCAATCTAAGGGTTTTCTAATTTACCGTCAATTAAAATCACGACTTTTCGTCACTTTTCATCTGTGGCAAGGCTTCTCCGGCATTTTTCAGACGTGCTAATGCGTCCTGTAGTGCGAAAATCCAGCTACTTTTATCCAGTTCCCGTACCCGCTTAACTCTCTCCTGTGTGTAAGGATTAATAACCCAAACCCATGTTTCACTATTCTGGCGATCTCGCATCGTAAATACCCCAGTTGGGGGGTAAAAACTCAGCTCAGCGCCATTCACATAGGCATAGGCTTCCAGCTCCTCCAGCTTAAGGTGTTTATTCTCTCGCGGCACGGTCTCTCCTAAAATCTTCTTTTCTCTATGGATTCATCATAGCTGACGTACATGTAAGGTTCAGTATCATCTGCCGACGGCATTACAGGAAGCAGATGCACCGCGCTGAATACGGCATCATTTTCTGTCCGGTCGTCAGCGTACAGGTGCGCAGCTATGACCGTCAGAGCAGGACGTGAAAGCGAGTATATTTCAGCTACATCACTTTCAACTACCTGCCCAAATTTAGTAGTAGCACGCTCCAGCAATAACGTTTTGACTGCAGGCCACCACGGGCCAAATGCCCGATACGCAAACCTTGTACTGCTGACGCGCTTTACTAAATTTTCCAGATAGTTTACTAAAAATACTTCTTCGGTACGCCCGTCCAGCGCCAGTGGTAGCAGGCTTTCAATGTAAGTCTCAGTTGGCTTGATGGTATCAATCAGTGTGGTCATATTAGACGGCCCTCGCGGGCCGCTCCTGAATTATGCGTTTACAATATCGCTGCGCAACGCATCGAGATCGTGGGAAGAAGGGATAAGCCATGCGGCCTGGGTGAACTCGTTTCCGGCTACCGGATCTTCTTCGAAGTTCCAGAATTTCGCGCCGTACTTTTCTTTGATCAGGTCACGCACCTCTTTGCGCTTGAGTACCGGCTTATCGCTGGTATCCGTCAGGACGTAGGCACCACCAGCCGGGAAGTCGATTTTGAAGGTGCGATTTCTCCACTTGCGAGAAGCCACCAGCTCCAGCTCGTTTTTCATGACCTGGAAGCCATCGGCCTGCTTTTGTATCTGAACTGTGCGCACATCCGTTGCCGCAGTCGCAGCGCGCTGGCTTGCTTCTTCACGGCGTGCCTTCACCTCTTCAGGCGACAGTTTGCCGATCATCAATGCTTTGTAGTCATCCCACGTTGTCGCGTGATCCCGGTATTCGCCCTTCTCCATCCGCTCAAGATAGGTGTATATGGTACCCAGCAGCATTTTAATGGTGCTGGATGAGGTAAACGTTTCGGCAGTAATTCCGGCGTCATCGAGCGCGCCCAGTGAAACGCCGGCACGAAGATAAATTGCAGCCGGTGACTCAGTGACGGTAGCCGCCCGGTCAACTTCACTGAACGCGTCAAACTTCGACTTAACCAGCAGCACTGCGATCCCTGCCTGGCTGTCACTCACACTCATCTGGCGGAACTGCTGCAGCGCGGCAGCGGCATATTTTTCTGACAGTGACCTGACTGCCTGCACCTTGCCGTCGGCCATCTCATTACGCAGCTGATCAAATATCACTTCATACTCATTACGGTTGGAGAAGCCCTCCATCCCGTTACGGAACTGACGAACACTGATTACGTTGCTCCAGTAATAGCGATCGTTAGATGCGCCCAGGAAGGCTGAATGCGCCTCTTCATCCGTTGCACCGGTCATGGTCCGCTTTTTGGAGTCGTTCGCTTCGAACTCGGCCACCAGCCGGTTGAAGACTTTAACAACGTCCGCCATGCCCGCCTGCTTCCCGTAAGCCTGCAGCGCCGTGTCGTAATTACGGCCAAACATCGCCCTGAAGAAGCCCTGTGCGCTGTAGATGTTGCTGTCTACGCTGTACTGGTAAAGCTCACGCTTCAGCTGCTCGTCGCTGTGGTCCGGGTACACCCACGTTTCTGCCGGTCGTTCTTCACTGGCACTGATCACGCCGCTGAGGTAAGCCAGTTTCAGCTTGCCGTCATTGTCACGGTAAAGCCATCCGTCCGTTCGCACGTTCAGGATGCCCGCGTGGATGGCCGCGTAGAAGTCAGCACGGCTCAGCGTGTCCGCCACATCTATCGGCTCGATGCCTTTCGCAGCTTTCTGGAATGCCTTCGCCTGGTCAGTGGTGATATCCACGCGATCACCCACCAGCGCAGACGGCATTTCTGCAAAGCCACCCACATTCGGGCCGGTATAGCAGCGCAGCGGCTTATAGATCAGCTCAACCTCAACCGTATTTTTCTCCGGGAAGAATTTACGGATCTGGAATACGCCCTTTTCATGACGGTCATCATTCAGCCAGATTTCATAGGTCGCGCCAATTCGTACAAGTTGGCCGTCTGGCAGTTTCATGTACTGCTCTGGGGCGCGCAGCACGTCTGGATCGACTTCAAGCGCACCGGATTTAATTGCGCGTTCCACTTCTCCGCGGGAGCGCTTAATGGTGCTGGCTGCACTTTTTGAGCGAGTCAGCGCCTTGCGTGCGCCGCCCAGCTCCTGCTCCAGCTTCTTCTGCTTCGCCAGACCTACACGCAGTGCAGCACGCGCCACACGACGATCCTGACCGCGCCAGGCATCAGCTGATCGCTTGCCGTCTCTTTCCAGCTCAATGTTATAGGCTGTTTCTGCGTCGGTAACGTCCTCACGCAGGCCATCAATCTCGCCGTTGATCGCATCAAAGGCAGCAGACAACTTGGTAATGTTGCCTTCCAGTACTTCAACTGGTGTGGCGGCAGCAACGCTTGCCTTCAGATAGATATCAAGCGCGGCAGCGGCTTCGCGCTCGGCCTGCTGGCGGTCAGCTTCGCGCTTAGCCTTCAGCTGCGCATCCACGCGGGCGCGACGCTCTTCCGGGTTAGCGGCCAGCAGCAGACTTTGCTCTTCTTTCGACTCCACATCGCCGTTTTTGATGCTGGACACGTCGGACTTCATGACGTCATTGATCCAGTTTTTCTTGCGCTGCAGCGTTTCCAGGCGGAACTCGTCAAATGAGCCTTTGCCACAGTAATAATGCACGCGCATGATGTCGCGCTCGGAGCCCACGCGGGCGCCGCGTCCGTTACGCTGGTCGATACTGGCTGGGGTCCAGGGAAGTGTCAGGTGGTGCGTATCGGCGGTACCTTTGTGCAGGTTGATCCCCACTTCGGCCTTTTTGTTGCATATGATGATCGGCGTGCGGCCTTCGTTGTAGTCGGCGGCAATGCCTTCCATTCCAGCCAGAGAGGCGTCGCTCAGCGCGGCCTGGTAATCCTCATAGCGCACCAGTTCCTCATAGTACTTATCCCATGCGCCATCCTTAAAACTGCCATCCGACTTTTCCACCGGCTCGACCGGCTTCTTCACGGGTTTCACCTTAACGCCGGACGCTTTACTGACTGTCGTGGCATTGATAATGCCTACCTGCTGCTCCGTCAGGCCCAGTGCGCTGGCGATGATGCGGCGCAGCTTGTTGTGCTGGGACTTTTCATCCATGAAGATGATCTGTTTACCGTCCGGCAGGCCTGCTTTCAGGTTTTCAATCAGCGCGGCATACTTAGGCGGTACCGGATGTGAGACGTTTTCCATACTTATACCGGCAGCCGCGATCGCAGCCAGTACCTGCTGCTCCAGCGTGTCGCTCACCACCAGCTCCACAACGCCCCCGCGATTATTCAGCGTGGTCTTAACGACCTTACTGGTGCGCGTGTCGGTTAGGCCGGTTTCCGCATCCTCAGCAGTCTCTTCATCGTCACCGGCAAGCATCTGGCCACCGGCCTCTCTTGGCAGCGCACGCGCCACCTGTTTCGCCAGCTCCACGTCCTCTTCACGAAAGCGGAACGTGATAGCAGAGCGGTACAGGTCCGGATCGATAACTACCTTATCCATGTCGCGGATAACGGAGAAAATGAAATCGTCATCGTTCTGCACGATGGACATGGTGCCGTCGCCATTGTCCTGCACGGTTTCCTTCTGCCCGATACGGCTGGCGCGCACGCGCAGCTCTTCATAAAGCTCCTTCTGATCGCGGGTCATCGGCACGCCCACGGTTTTCTCGTCGAGGCCCGGAATCTTCACGCTGTCTTTCACGTCAGCAGCAGATTTGAGCGTTGTCCAGCGATGGAAGATGCCGCGCAGACCGTCCAGGTTTTTGAAGCCCACCAGCCCCTGCTTGTCTTCCAGTTCGCCGGAAATCTTCTGGACGGTCACGGATTCGGTTTCACCGAATACCCGCACGAAGTCATCCGGCGTCAGGATCCCCATAGCCTTCCATTCATCCAGCGACACGACGTGTGACAGCATGTTGAAAGCATCAATCGGGGAGTTAACCAGTGGCGTTGCAGTCAGCATAACGACGCCGCGGCCGTTGTACTTTTTCATCATGTACTGGCTTTTTACGGCCATATCGCGGGCAATCTTGGAGACGGACGGATTAGGCAGGTAGGCCAGCTGGCCCGCCTCACGTCCGGCGCTGTGCGAGTTTCGGTAGTTATGCCCTTCATCTGCGATCACGCTATCAAAGTGCATATCCTCAAAGTACGGGATCTGGCTCTTTTTCTTCGTGCCGGTATCGGCGGCTTTGTCGCGGAGTTTGTTACGGGACGTGGCGGCGCGGTGCGTGGACTTCATCAGGTCCGTGCGACCATTCTCAATCTGGTTAAAGACAGCCTGGCTGGAGTTTTCCTCAATGGTCTCCGGGCGCATCGGGATATCGCCAAACTGCTCTTTGGTCATCACCACGGCGCGGTAGTTGGAGACCGGGATCATGTTCATGCGCTCAAGCACGGTTGCGGCCGCGGACTCTTTCACCACGTTTCGCATCACCGGCTGGCCGTCTTTGTCCAGTTTCGGCTCGTTGTTTTCGTCGCGCTCCTGGGCCTGCATGATCTGGCCATCTTCGCCGCGCACTTCGTCCAGCCCGACAAACAGGATGTTCTGGAAGGCTTCGGCGCTATAGAAGCCCTGTGCTTCGTGATACCAGTTCTGGAGGACGGCTTTCGGCACGACGTAGACGGTTCGCTTACTGCGCCCCACCTCGTAGTTATAGGCTTCCAGTGCCAGCGCCGTTGTGGTTTTACCCAGCCCCGTACCAAAGCCCATGATGCCGCGCCCATCTTCTGACAGGCGCCGGACTTCGGCATTCTGGTAGCTCAGCGGGATACGCTTTCCGCTGATCTGTTGCAGTTGCAGCGAGGAAGAAGAATGCTCAAACGGAACATAGCCATTGAACGCATCGTTATAGTCGCTGACGACGGTTTCCACGTCCGGATGCGTGCGCAGCCAGTCGTTAAAATGCGACTCCAGATCGCTAATGCGCTTCAGGTACGCATTGGCATTGACCCCGCGTGGCTTCACGCCATTGAGGTAATTCTCCAGCTGGTTATAAAAGCCGTCTTTGTAGCTGGCGCGCTTGAACTCGGTCACACCGCCTTTGCTGGTGACAGAGCGAACCTGATAGCCAGAGAAAACGCCGTCTTTGCCCGCGTAGTTGTCTTCTGCGGTCAGATAGCCGTTATCGTTTTCCAGGTCCTGGGTGTATTTGAAGTCATCAAAGCCCTGCTCGATCAGAAATTCTTTGATCAGGCGACGGTCCAGCCAGCGGGCATTGAGGTTAACTGTAATGTCTTCAATCGACGTGTGCTTGCGCTTCTCGTTAATGGCTTCCAGCTGGCGGACATAGTTCGCCTTTACCGGGCCATCCGGCGCGTCGTCAATAAGCCCCGCCAGGCGGGAAACTTTGCCGCGCACATTCCCGCTGGTGGCACGGGCCAGCGGCATGATATTACCGTTACCATCGAGGGCGATCTCCGGGAAGGTCGCCAGGTGCGCCAGCAGCGCCTCGTCATCCTCCGGCAGTTGCCCGGTAAACGCGGCGCGGAATGCCGCCAGCGCTACAGGTACCAGATCCACATCACTGAAAAGGTGCGATACAACCTGCTCCGGGCTGGCGAAATCGACTGCTACAGCCTCGCTGCGGTCGATGGTGCCGTTCAGCAGCGCAGACAGATCACCTTCACGGCTGACGTTGGCCTGAAAACTCAGCCAGCCCTTCGCGCTGGCGTCTGACAATCCGGCCAGCTTCAGGCCTTTCGGCGTGCCGTACTGGCCTACTTCTTCGCTCACCAGGCGGGCAGCGTCGGCAATGATGCCGCTGGCGTCGCCGCCCAGCATCTGCGTATTCAGCGCGTCATTGATACGCAGACCGATGATCGAGGCGCGCATAACGCGCCAGCGGTGACCTGGTTTCTGCTGCATGGCGAAACGGATAGCAGCATGGGTGCGATCGTCAAACAGCTGGGGATATTCCACGCTTGCGGCGTACAGTTCTCGGCTGTCCAGCGACAGCATGCCGTTAATGGTGCGCGTTTTAGTCTGAAGGTCGCCAAAAGTGGCCGCGCCGAATCGCGCCGCGTCGATCCCGCTCGATGCCGTTGTGGCGTCTTTGATGAAACGGGTGCCGTCATAGGTGTGCCAGACGCCAGCCATGAGGCGCTTATCACCTTCAACCGGCGACTGCCAGACGGCGGCAGGCGTACCCAGCCGATCCCAGTCGATACGGCTGTCAAAGCGGCGCGACAGAGCTGCTTTCATTGCCTCATTGGTCAGCTGGCCATCTTTCTTCACCACCAGGATGTTGTTGAAGTCAGATCGCTCGGTTTCACCGTGAACAAAGCGACGGCCTTCGGTTTCAAACCACTTGCCCCGGATGAACGTTGGCCACAGCACGCTTGCCGCCTCAAGCGACTGTTCATCGCTGTCATGCACCAGCTGCGTCAGCGCTTCGGTGTGTTTTCGCAGTACCCACACATCCACCACCGTTGCGGTACCGCTTTCGGCAAACGTGCCAGACGGCATGCGGTGCGCGCCCAGGAACTCCGCCACGCGGGAAACGCGATCGCGCAGTTTTTTGTTGTTGCCGCCGCCGTCGGTCATGCCGTTCGGAACCACCAGCACCACCAGCCCGCCATACTTCACCTTGTCGATGGTGCGCATCACAAAGTAATGGCCAACGTTAGTTTCATCCCGGTAAGCCGGATCGAGCTCGGCAAAGCCGGTGCGCGAGTCGCCAAACGGCACGTTACCTACGGCATGGTCATAGCTGTTGTCCGGCACGGATGCCGCCAGCTTCTCAAACGCGCCCAGGCGAACATCATCCTCCGGGTGCAGTAGCTGGTTAATGCGTCCGGACGTGTCCGAAATCTCCGCCGACGTCATCATGGCGCCAGCCGGTTTTGTCTCCTGAAAAACGCCTGTGCCGGCTGACGGCTCCAGCATGTGACCGCTGGTAATACCGTAATCGGAAAACAGATCCCAAATACCCTGCGCCATGAATGGCGGCGTGTAGTACTCATACTGACTGCCGCCGCTACCTTCAAGACCGCCCTCGCCGCTGTAGCCCGCCAGCACCCGGCGCTGTTCATCGGTCAGCTTATTGCCGTTAAAGCCCGGTGGCAGTGAGTTAAGCAGCGCGATCGCATTGTCGTTCGCACTCCGGCGCTCTCGCTGCAGGCTCACGCCTTCCCGCTTTGTGACGCCAAATGCAACTACGGTCCGCTGTTTATGCAGGCGCATAACCAGCCGGATCAGTTCCTCAACCGATTCCGCCTGCTGCACCGCCCTGTTTGCTGGATTTTCCACTGTGTAACTTTTCCTCAGATTGCATAAAGCGGATAAGATTTAGTGGATTCTAAAGGTTTATTAAATAAGGCGTATAACTTTGGCTACTAAAAAAAAGGCTTTGTCCGTTTTAGGCGCATTAAGGCAGGCATTCCGGGGGGCTGCGGCAGACGCACCGCAAAGCCTCGCCTGGACTAACGGGCAAAACGTGGTCGTCTCCCGGTCTGGGCTGGCGGCGATGGCGTATAACGAAGGGAAGCCGGGGGAAATGAGCTCCGCTGGCGACAGTCTTTACCTGGGCGCGGAGCTCCCGCTGGACAGGCTACAGCGTTATGCGATTCTGGAGGAAATGGCTAACAGTCCGACTTGCTCTGCCGCGCTAAATATCCACATTGGCCACGCACTCGCGCCCGACAAAAAAACCGGGCTGGCGTTCGTTATCGTGCCGGTCGATCCGTCCGACGCAGAAGGTGCGGCGCGGGCCAAAGAGCTGCAGGATGATCTGGGCGCGATGATTAACCGGCACCTGCCGTCATTGGCTATGACGATGGCGATTTTCGGCGTTTCCTATGTGCGCCCCTATGCCCGCTCCGGGAAAGGGATCACCAGTCTGGAAAACAGCTATTACTCGCTGCCATATTTCATCCAGGAGTTTTACAAAGGTGATCAGCTGGTCGGCTTCGGCGGGGATTATGTGCTGTCACCCGATACCCATACCCGCACGCTGTCTACGCCGTGGTCGCTGGTCCCGATGAAAAATCCGTACTGGACACCCACGCGCAATGTGCAGCCGGTGACGTCCGGGAATCGTGGTTATTCTCTGCTGTCGGAGGAAGAGGACAAGGAAGTTGCGGAGACGCAGAACTACGGCACTAGCTTCCTGGCGCACGCCTATGAACCCTTCCTGAATCTGGTCGGCGCGCTGAATGCGCTGAAGGCAACTCGCTACAATGCTGCCAAAATTGACCGCCTGATTGCTCTGACTACCAATTCACTCGATCCGGTCGTTGGCGCAAACTATACCCGCACCGTCTCGCAGACGCTCAAGCGCCACGGCGAAGCACTCCAGAAAAAAGCGGTGAACGGTAACACCATGCCAACCGTGATGAACCATGTGATCCCGGTGATGGGTGACGGCAAAAACGGGATTACGATCGACACGCAGTCCATACCCGCGGACATTACCGGCATCGAGGACGTGATGTTTCACCTGCGCCAGCTGTGCGCCGCGCTCGGTATCGACTCAACAATGCTGGGTTGGGCCGATCAGATGGCAGGCGGGCTGGGTGAAGGCGGCTGGATACAGACGGCCATTCAGGCGGCACTCCGGGCGCAGTGGCTCAGACAGGGTGCGCAGGAAATGATTTACCGCTTGATAGACATTCATTTGGCCTTCAAATACGGCAAGGTGTACCCGGTCAATGATCGTCCTTATGTCGTTCAGTTCAATTCAATGAACACCGCAATTCAGGAGGAAGAAAGCCGTGAAATGGACGCCCGCGCCAATTTCATTACCCTGATGGTGCAGGTCATGGACGCACTTCAGGCAAACAACAAGCTGGCGGAGAACGACACGTTCATGCGCTACCTGTTCAGCGATCAGCTGAAGATGGACGGCGACACCTTGGATAAAATGCTGGCTGAGTTTGAGAAAGGCAGGAAAAAGGCTGATGCGCAGCAGGATGAAAACGGTAGTGGCATGATGAATGAATCTATTCCAGACAGCATCGATCCGGCTAGCTGGACGCGTGACGAACTGGTGGCATTTGCAAAATATGTAACTTCATCCGAATACTGACACAAGACCCACCAGCGCATGCTGGTGGGATAAGAAAAATTTAGAAATTACCACTACAGATAGAAATATCACGTGCTACAGCCTTATACATGATCCGGAATGTAGAATTAGCAGGAACAATCTCCATTGCGCCCAAATAGTAATTTATAACTGCCACGTAGTCATTAGTTACCAGCATACTGCGTATATTATACATTATAGAAGTAACCAATTGCGTTGCGTTATTTTTGTATTTTGCATGCAACTCAAAGGTTTCAAAATGATTAATGGCTCTTCTTTTTTCCGTTTCAGACCACTCATCAGGTGGATTTGGATAAAAATCGAAGTTTAAAACCCCTCTATCTATTGATATTGATGCATCTACCCAATCAGAATTATAATATTTAGCATCGTCATCATAAGGATAAAGATGGAGTTCAGACTCGCTTCGGTAAATTGGATCGCCTTTAATCTTATTGCACCCATCGCAAGCGGGAACCAGATTCTTAGGATTAATAGAAAAAACAGGATATTTAGCTTTAGGCAAGTAATGATCTAATGAACTTACCTTAGTAATTCCACATAAAGGACATACGTTATGCGAAGCTGCTCTTAGCAAGTTATAAACCGCTTTAGCATTCCGTCTCCCTTTAACCATATATCTTTCATATAATCGCACCAGATCGTCTTTGGAAACCGTACCTGCAATAATCACTGGTTCTATTACTTGTGAGGCTGCATCCTGCCCTAATGCTGCAGCAACTCGAGTCGGGGGAAAGCATGCTTCAAAGTTATGTAATTGCTTTGGAGTTATACGCAAGTCGAATTGCGCCCAAGCCTCCTGAATATGGTCTGCTATATCTCTTAGACGATTTTGAAGTTCAGAATCTGAGCGAGTTATCAGAGAGACGCATAAATTATAATATTCAGAACATTGAATATCTTGAGGGAAGATAACCTCATTCATTTCTCAAACTCCTATTTTCTTGATTTCTCAATTTTATCATCCCTTAACAAGACCATACTTAACAGCACTGCCCTGCCTTCAAAACCTAACTGACCGTCGAAACGTTCAATTATATCATCATATGAGAAACCATTATCAACATGCTTTTTAAGCAACCTATGGTAGCCAGAGTTTTCCATTTCAAGTTTAAAAACCTCTTTCGTAATTAAACCTACATTTTCGGCAAATGTTTCTATTGAAGGCCTATATGAATCAATTACATCATCATATCGATTAAGGACCCAACAGCAACTTTTCGGAACTTCTTGCACAACAACAGGTGAATGGGTTGCTATTATAGCCACACCATTTCGCTTATGCAGTATGCTACTCATGATTCTAATTAATGTAGAAAGTAAAGGTGGGTGCAAGTGGCTTTCTGGTTCATCAAACAAGACCAAAGTCTTATGCTGAATTTTCTCAATAAGCATACTTAGAGTAATAAATACAATCGAATGCCCTGAACTCATTGACATTAGTTTAAATTGGCATGCTCTAATAACATCATTAGATTTATACTTAGAAAGCTCAAGAACCGAGAACTCTTTAAAATTTTCATCAGACTCTAGATCGCTCATTGCTCCTATCCATAATTCTCTTCTAAATTCATCGGATAAACATTCGTAGACCGATTCGGAACATTTTAGATGTAAATTACGCAAATAATCTGAATTATTCACTTCATACTTTTTATCGTTTTTAAGACCTATATAATGGTAGCTGAAACCACTAATATGATTCTCTTCGACATTAGTATCTCTAAAAGGATCAAATGCACTGAAAGCAATAGAAATCACTGAACTGAAAAAATCTTTTTCAATTTTATTACCGCGATAATCTATAAATCTCCCAAACCCATTATCCTCTTGACTAACTATCGAGTCTACCATTCCATTTAAAATCGTAGTTTTCCCTAAACCATTCGAACCGATTATTGTATGTATATTAGTAGGCGGAAGTGAATCAGGCATGACATTGAAATTCAGAAACAAACCAGCGCAATACAGAGACTCTCTCTTAAAGGAAAAATAAAAAGATGTTGATGGGAAATAACCATCTCTAATTCTATTTAATTGAAATTTTAAATTATTTATATGTACATTTCTTAGCAAGGAAACTTTAAACACTTCTTCAAGCTCCGCTATTCCCATTGCTCTGTGATCAACAAGAACACAATTAAGACCTTTAAGCACTTCATCGCCAAAACTTTTACCTAGAGCATATAAATTTGTGTAAAAATCAACGCTTGAAGAAAGACTAAAAAAAACATCATCTAATTTTTCGAATATGCTTCCCATTTCACTTTGGGTAGGATTTCCTTCTTCCTGACCTATAAAGGCAATCTTAATCTGACCTATACTGTGTATACTTCCATTTTTATGGATGTATTCAACGTTAAATAACGTTCGATATGAATAATCATTCCAAGTGGAAAAAGACAAGCGAACTACATCGGTTTTTTTAAGAGCCTCTGTGTTAAATCTATCAACGACAACAAAATAAGGCAAGTTAACCTCCTGAATTATTTAAGGATAATGATACATTTTTAAAGAGTTTGAGACCTAAAAATTGGAAACTCTTTCCTTTGTATTCTCAGCAATAATTAATTCTCCAGTCACAAGCCACTAGATCTTCAACTGATGGAATGTAGAAGCATAAACTGCCGTCTTCATTGATCAAAATAAGCTGACATACTTCCTCAGAGCAGGCTTCAACATAAACATGCTTCACTGTACTTCCCCATTTTTCCCTCCGGCATAAAGCATTTGAATTACTGCAAATTATTCTCAGTGCACAGTTGTATTGCATCATCACTGCATCGCTGTGAGAAGAAAATGTAAGGTGTGCTGCGATACTTTTATCCGGCATGTGAATGATCCCCATACGACATAGAAGCGTCTCCACCGAAGGTTCCAATCTCCGGGTGGTGACGTTGACAAGGTTGGAACTACCGGCGTACGAGGAAACCGGCCTACCCGAAGGTAGCCCTGCCAACGCCACCATTGAAACATCTGATAAATTCCAGATGTGGTGGCGCCGGAGGCACTATGTGCCTCCTCGTACGTTCGGGGTTCCAATCCCGGCCACTGTTTGTGCAGTGGCGCGCACACTATATCCCCGGCGTGAATAAATTCAATATTTCTAATATGAAATTATCCACTGGTCATCAGATCCATCCATAAATAAAGAATCGCTAACCCCATAAATTACAACCTTTCTACCATCCCTTCGTGCAGGCAATCGCCAGCGCTGCCGCCGCTTTGGGGGCATCACACTGTGATTATGAGGAACTTATGGAAGCTCTCCGCACGGTAACGGATCGTTTTTCACTGATTGATAAGATTCGCCGCTTTACCCCACAAAATGACCGTAACTATCTGCTGCGATCTGTACGCGAAACATTCGCCAACCCGGAAACCCAAGAGCGTATTCAGCTGGGGGAAATGTTCGGCTATTACGGCCACGGACGACGCGCAGCCTACTACGCAAAGACTGGACGGCTTAACCTGCCGGAATTTGCGGTTGTGATGATTGATGGTAAGCCGGTGACACTGGAAAACGTGCCATCGAACCGCACGCTGGATGCCAGCGTTGATGATAACGGCATCGTGACTCACGTTCAGGAGATTCTGGACACCGAACCCGGCAATATCGTTGACGGCATGAACCGCTCACGTGCTGGTGGCTGGTCCTGGGCTACTGGCGGCGACGATAACGCCATTTCGAAAGTGA